GGCAAGTGGATACAGGCAGCCATTGGTAAGCCTGGAGCACTGCATCGCGAATTGGGTGTGCCAGCTGGAGAGAAGATACCTGCAAAGAAGTTGGCACGGGCTGCTAAGGCACCTGGCAAGTTGGGACAACGTGCCCGCCTTGCTGAAACACTAAAAGGATTTAAAAAATGATAACCGCACAAGCAAAGAAATCAGTAAAGATTGCAAAGGAAACTGCATCAAGTTGGTCATGTGAGAACCAGTATCACAAAGACAATGTCAACGTTGCAATGGGACCACGCACGGGTAACAGAGGCACTCCCTCAAAGCGCAGTGACTTTGTTGCAGCCAAAGCCGAACGTGAACCTTTAGCAGCCAGCATACTAACGGCATATGGTGCAAGAGCACAAGACGACTATGTGAATCCCAAATTGGAAAGCATTCGTTCAACAGTTAAGCCACACAAGTTTAGCCGTTAACTTACCCCATTCACAGCGGGGCCACCAGCACTGTGACGAGTTCGAAAACAAGTGTTTTGGTTTTCTGGTGGCACATTTTATTTTATAAGGAACAGAAATGAAAAAGACAGACAAGAAGCCCGCCAATGACGCATGGGACTTGGATCCCGAAACTGGCGACACAGTTGCCATGACACCAGAAGTAGAAGAGGCTGTAATTCCAACGACTCTCACCCGGCCTGAACCCGAGTCTAAGAAACCTATCATAATTGAGTTTGACATGGAAGGTCTGATGACAGACTTTCCCAATGCCACCGAACTGCAAAAGTTTGTGTATGACCAAACAGGCATTGTGTTGAACCTTAAAGGTCGTGCCAACAAGTTAAAGTATCAGATTGCCATGGACACACTCAATGGTGTCATACCCGATGAAGCATACTTGGGCGCTGAGAATCCTTATCTGGACAAGAGTGAACTCATCCCCACAGAGCCTTTAAAAGAATTGCCACCGCGTGATCCCATAATTGATGCCGCAGGACCTGAAGTCACACGCTTCTCAACTAACCAATTCCCACATCCGGACCCAGATTGGCGTGCGCAGGATCAAAAATGTCAAGTCATATTCCGCAAGTATGCCAATAACTTGATCACGTATGAAGTGCTGGGTCCTATTGCACAGCGTGCCCTAGGCACAAAGATCAACAAGTTTGGACAAAAGCAACCTGAACGCATTGTGTGGATTGACTGCAGAACTGGTGAACAGATTATTCGCAATGACCGTGGCCAACTTACTCCATTAGGCACTCGCCTTAAGAGTTTCATGTCACGCATGAAGGTCAACAAATCAAATCAATGGGACGTGTGGATTGATCGCGACTTTGTGCTTGCTGGTGATCTAGTTAGTGATAACCCTTGGGGTGAATAATGACCATTGGTCCTGAACGACAACAGTTGGCAGCACAACAGGCTGCTGATGTCAAAATCATGCAAAAGGTCAATCGTGTTAACCGTGAGGCCTTTCTTGACAAGTATCCCAGCCAAGTAGAACATTGTTTACGTTTAACAATGGAACGCTTGCAAGCCGGACTTGACAAACGCGATGGTGTTGATACGGGCAATCCTGATACTTGGCGCATGACTCCAGAGGAACTTGCTAGCCTAGCACAAACTGCACAAGCATTAGACACGATCCGTAGAGGATTCTAAATGCTTGATCCCAGTGTGTTAATGCGTCGTGCCATACGTTACGTATGTGACCAACATGACCTTGCGGTCAATAACCTACATCACTTGCCTAGTGTGCAAAAAGCCGCACTACAGGAATTGGTTATAGAAATCGCAGATGACATGCGCTATAATCAATTACGATACTTTAGACCATTTGAACATCAGAAGCGTTTCTTTACAACTGGCAACAGTCAACGTCGTGGTATACTTGCTGCCAATCGAATTGGTAAGACGGTATCCACCTGCTTTGAGACTGCAATTCATCTCACTGGTCTATATCCGGATTGGTGGGAGGGCAAACGATTTGACAAGCCAGTGACTGCAATGGTAGCAGGCGAGGGCTGGAGTCAAGTTGCACTGGTATTGCAAAATGAACTCTTGGGCACAAACGATGTTAAAATTCGGGACAACCTAGGCACTGGTGCCATACCACGTGACTCGATAGTATTTGATACCATGCGCGGAGATGGTGCCAACTGTATTGGTGTTGAAATACGACACACAAGCGGCACCAACAGTTATTTGTTGTTTGCCAACTATACTCAAGAAGTGCGTCAGATGCAGGGTTTCAAACTTAACCTGGCCATCTTTGACGAACAGCCACCTGACGATTTCTTCTCAGAGATAGTTACGCGAACTGCAACTACACAAGGACAAGTGCTGTGTAGTTTCACACCGCTTAAAGGACTTAACGGACTAGTAAGTAAATTTTGGAATCATGAGGATGGATATGAACATATACGAGTATCTTGGGATGACGTGCCAGAATATGATCCCTGGGGCGAACCATTTTTGCTTAATGAGACACGACGTCAATTGGAGCGTGACTACTTGCCTCATGAGCGTGACGCTCGTCGTAATGGCGTGCCTGTTATGGGCAAGGGAGCAGTATTTCAAATCCGAAATTGGCCCACATACAAGACGGGTGATTATGACCTGCGTAACACTACTGGTATTAGGCGTATTATTGCTTTGGACTTGGGACTGGTAAACGACAAGACTGTGGTGTCATTGATGTATTGGCATCCCGACGAACAGGAAGCATGGTTGCACACACAGATCATTGTCAAGGGCGTTGAAGAAGCCAATCCCATGAACTATATCAATCATCTCATGCGTCCCGAAGTGTTTGGCACGCCCATTGTGTTGCCAGCTGATGCTAGTAGTCAAGGACGTTATACAATGTCAAGCCAATCAATTAGAGAACTGTTTGAAGAATACGAACTCAATGTCATTGGCGAGCCCATAATGAATCCACCAGATGATCAAGGACGCAGAACCAACCATAAAAGTTATGGTGTCAACGTCATGCGTCAGATGTTGGAGATTGGCACACTACACGTCAACGAAAACTGTGTGGAGTTCTTACGTGAAGCACAGAACTACTTTGTTGATGAGCGAGGTCGCTTCTCAGATCCCGATGACTGCATTGACTCTGCACGTTATGCACTGCTAGGATGTTTAAATGGTCTAGCAGAACCCTGGGACGGACGCAGTCCACAACAGCGTATGCGTGACTTTAGACATCAAGTTCGAGCACGGCAATGGAATCAAGCACAGTCATTGCCCAGTTGGAAACAGAGCCATAACCCACAGGGCTGAAACACACTAAATAATAGATAATATGATAGGATCCCATCCATGTTGGATATAAAAAACGTAGTCATTAGCAACTTAAACAATCACAAGGGCATGATGGCTCGTTTTGTGAAAATGTATAGTTTATTGCAAGCCAAATGCGCCGCAAACTTGCGCTTGTTGGCCACAAAGAATAACATTAATCGTGCAAGCGATTATCACTATCTAGTTCTAGCTGTCACACAGTCAACAGAGCCAGTAAACGGCATTGACTATATTCACCCAGTGGTAAAACCCATAGTTGATTATGCAAGTGCGGTTATCACTAAGGGACTTGCACAAAATGGACACATCAAGTTTGAGTTTGTGCCCGACAACGAAGCAGATGCGCCAGCTGCCAAGCAGGCCACAGACATGGTCAACAAGATCATTAATCAAAACAATGACCCACATCAGATTCTACAACATTGGGTCATGGATGCTGCACTACACAAAAACGGTGAGATGATGGTCAGCCCCATGCGTGAAAGCATTGTGCGTTATGTAACTACACAAGGCACAGCAGACCAATTAAAAGCATTTGAACAACAAGCAGAAGAGTCGGGATTAAAAGCACTACGTCAAACACGTCGCAAAGTGCGTGTGGACATGGAAAAGGTCATGGCTGAAACACAACAGTATGTGCAAGGACTACCAGAAGAACAACGTCAAGCCGAATTAGATCATCGCATTGGTCAAGCAGAAGCAGGTGCTGCAGGTGAATTTGACATGATGAATGAGGAAGCACCCAATATTGAATTACAGGATGCAGAAGATGAGTTGACTGCAAGCATCACACGCAACACCATATATGAAGCCAAGTATAAACTAACTGGTTACAACCTAAATGTCAAGTTCCGTCCCATTGCACAACACTATTGGATGTGTGATCCCACAGTTATCAGCATTGAAGAACAACCTTTCTGTGGATATTACAAGCCTATGTCAATCCAGGAAGCAACTGAACTGTATCCTGACATTGATTTGGAACAATTTAAGGTATATGCACAGTATTCAAATGTGGGTGCATACCAAGCAGGCAGTTTGCTTAACAACTTGGCCCTACACGCACGTGACAGTGTGCCAATTAACGGTTTACCAGCACAAGGTTATGCTGCACAAGAACCAGAAGCACGCCAAATTACAGTATTGACAGTTTACAACCGTTATGACATTGACGGAGATGGTGAACTGGAACTAGTAGAACTAATTTTTAGTGGACAATATGTGATCAGTGCTCGTGAAGTAGAGTTTATACCAATTGCCAACATGTGTCCAAAACCCCTGCCACAAAACTTCTATGGTATGAGCATTGCAGAGTCAGTTGTGCCCATGCAAGAATACGCTACAAGCGGACACAGAGCAGAAATCATGATGGGCTTGCTACAGGCAACACCACGTATTGGTGTTAAACCTGACAAGTTGGACTTTGAAATGATACAAGATGGCGAAGCCGCAATCTTTATCTTGGACAGCAAGTTCGACCCAGCCAAGGACATTTATCCATTACCTTTGCCTAACGGCAATTTACAGTTCATAGACACTGCCATGAATCGTATTCAACAGGATACAATGGCCATGGTGGGTATGACAACACCCAATGATGTGTTCAATCCCGAAGTTATGAGCCCTGGTAACAGTGGTGTCAAACTGCAAATGGCACTTACACCAAACCAAATCATTCAAGACAACTGTGTCAAGAATTCAGCTGAGGGGTTGAAGGAAGCCATTTGGTTGGTATGGCGCACACTGATACAGTATGGTGATGATTATGGTGTCAAGAAATTGGCAGCAGAATTCCACCCCGAAGGCAAGCCCGAATTCTTAGACTATAAAAACTTTGAAGACATGACATTCAATGATCGCAAGATCATACACATTGATTTGGCATTGGGTATGCGTAGTGATGAGAACCAAATTCAACGCAACCAAATCATTCAACAGAGCCAACAACAGTTGTATCAGACAACACAGGCACTTGTGGCACAGGGCACACTAACCCCACCAATGTTTAAGAAGATGCGTAAGCCTTACGAGGACACCTTGTATGCATTGGGTGTAAAAGATGCTGACATGTATTTGCCCACAGAAGAAGAAGTGGTAGAAATGATTAAATCAGCACAGGAATACAAGAAGACACAAGGACCAAGTCCTGATGACCAAGCCAAAGTGGCAAAAGCCAAATTGGATACTGCTCGTGCAAGTGAAATTGAAGCAGATGTGCAGGGCACAAGTGCCAGTAAGCAATTGGAAGGTGTTGCACTCATTGGTGAACACAAGGCCACTGCTTACGCTTAGTATAAATAAAATTAATAGATTGGAATTGATATGATTAACGAAGACGTGTTCGAGGCGTTTAATAACCGCCTGGTCAGTGCTACCGAACTCAGTAAACTTACACCAGCAGCCGCTGATAGAGTCAAACAGTTGGGCAGTGCCGCAGAGAACTTATTGAAAAATAGGGACTTTGTGTTGTTTGTGCGACAGTTCCAACTAGAGAATATGGATTATCTAGTAGAAGTTACGGGACACACAGCGGAAGACAACCAAAAGCGTATAGCGTTTGCAAATCATTTCAATGCAATGGACACATTTATCAACTTGTTGAAAAGACAGGTTGTATTGAAAAACCGTGTGGTAACTCTACAAGAGAAATCTCAAGAGCCCAACACATAAGAAAGGTAAAGTATGGATGCAATAGTCCAGGACAAACCTAATCTCCAAGCGGAGACGGTCCCTGCCCACAAAGTCGACCCAGGGTTAGACTCAATAGCTGCGAAAATGGCCGCAATGCGTAACCAAGTTCCTGCTACTAAACCAGTCGAGACAGGTTCTAACACTGCGGCAGCAGAGTCAGCCCCTGTGGCACCAGAAGGAGTTGAAGTTTTAGACGACAACGCCGAGCCAGAAGTTGAAGCAACGGAAGCATATGATGCTGAAGGCCACGATGAAACTGACGCCCCTGAAGAGGTAAGCACAGCGGATTCGACTAGTGATGAATTAATTGACTTTTTAGATTTTGCAAACACAAACCCGAACGCCAAGTTCAAGTTTATGCGAAATGGAAAAGAAGTCGTTATTGATGCTAAGAAGGCTGCAAGCATATTAGGCCAAGGAGCTGCAATTAGCGAAGATGCAAGGCAGTTAAAAGTCGAGCGAGCAGAATTTGACGAGTATTTAAATACGAAACGTTCAGAGACTGAAGGCCTACTTTTGGCAATGGAGTTTACAGTTCGTCCCCAGCTGCAAAAGGCTTACGATGAAATATTGAAAACACAAAGTTACCAAACTACCTTCCAGCAACAGTTAGCGCAAACCCAGGATCCGGCTGCAGTAGCACGTATCCAGGCGGCCATGCAACAGAACGAACGTTACATTCAACAACAGAGTGCAACGATTGGACAGTTGAAGCCAAATGTGGATCAATTTTATGAGATCCGCAAGCAACAGGTGCAGGAAGTGCTTGAAAATAATCGCAAGAATTTTCAAGACAAAGAATTGCGTAACAGTTATGTTTACAATGAGATTCGTGACAAAGTCAGCAAAGGATGGGAAGGCGCAAAACGTCAGTTAGTGCCCGGTGTAGATAACATAGACTTGATCTCAAGTGATGAGCATTTGCTTGCACTAGTGAGAGATGGACTAAAGTATCGTGACCGACCCAAAGGTAAGTCAGCAGGTGGCAGTATTGCTGCGTTGACAAACCGTAAAGCTGGAACAGCCATGCCAAGTGGTAACTCGGACAACGAGTCTAATCTTCGTGAAAAAGCCAAAGGTCGCGGCAAAGAGGCAACTCAAGCCGCAGATAACTTGCTTGTGGCACGACTACAAAGTTTACGTGCAACAAGACGTTAAAGATTGAAGCCTAATATATAAGGAGATTATAATGGCAACTATTACAACCTCGGCGATTGGTAACGGCACAGGCGCATACCAGACAGACATCGTCGTAAAAGATCTAGATTTAGACGTATCAAACCGCGTTAAGGATGACACACCTGTTTTGAACATGTGCATGGCCAAGAAGAGAAAAGTAGTTTCTACTTTGCCTTTGTGGACAAACGACGTTTATCGTCAACCACAAATTCAAGCAGTGCCAGAAGGTGCCGCAGTTAGTGCAGCTAATGCTGAATCTAACCAACGTGCTAACATGGGCAACTACACACAGATTTTCCAAACTACAGTTGGTGCTACTGGCACAGCTCGTGCAGTTGAACAATCTGGTGGTGATCCTCAAGCATATCAAGAAGTCAAGCAATTGATCGAATTGATGTTTGACGTTGAAGCACAATTAGTTCGTAATGACCAAATCGGAACTAAGTATTCTGGCCAAGCTGGTCTAGCATATGGTTCAAGTGGTTCAGGTAGCAGCAATGCACAAACAGGTAACGTAGCGTTACAAAGCCCAGTTCAAACTGGTCGTCGTATGGGTTCTTTGAACTCGTTCGCTGGCACATATAGTATCAACACTGGTGACGGCACAGGTAACTTGCAAGTTTCTACTAACCGTGTTACAACTAACTTCAACTTAGAAGGTAGCGACACAGTTGGTTATCAAACTATCACTAGCGGAACTCGTGCTTTCGTTATCGGCGGAACAGCAAGTGCATCAGGTTCAACAACCATCACTAACAACGGTGAAGGCCTAGGTAGTTCATACTACACTTATACAAGCCAGTTGCAACAATTTGCTCCTAGCCTATATAAGCAATTGGTAACAACTGCTGAACAACGTTTCAACGCTAAGATCCGCACTATTGTTTGCCCAACTTCATTACGCACACACTTGAGCGATACTATGCCTACAAGCCGTGGTATCAACCGTGTTAACAGTGAGCGTGGCGATACGATCGCAACCTATGAAGGTGACTTCAATTACACTTATGAGATCTTTGATTCTTGGATCATGGACCAGGTAGGCGCAAGCAACCAGATCTACTTCTTGAATGAGGAGGTCTTGCAGTGGGGATCACTACGTGATCTAGGACCAAACAATGAAGTATTTTCGAACGCCGACGCTAGTTTGGATCAGTTCATTCTCGAGGGAACTCTAATCGTAAGAAACCCAGCTGGTGTTGCTGTTTTGAATGACATCAGCGCAAGCGGAACATACGTTGGTGTAACTCTAGGTTCTACTAACCAAATCGGTATCAGTGGTTCACTACGTCCAAGCGCATTCGTGCTACGTCTCAATGCGTGGGATGCCCAGAGCTTCTGATCTTAGCAATAAGATTAGTTCAACAGAAAGCGGCTTCGGCCGCTTTCTTTTTGCAGTTATCAAAATGCCATCTTTTTAAATTTCCCATATCGCCTTCTTTGCCACAATGTGGACAGATATGCTTTGTTAACGATATACCTAAATTTCGATGATGACCGATGTTAGCATCCTTGCTATTATCAATATGTGTTTGAATAAAAACATTACCAATTTCATATGGACCGATATCTCCATAACGACTCATAACATATTGTCCATGTTTACGACCCCGCTCATGCCAATGTCCGCTAGACTGCCATATATCTAACCATTGTTCAAAAGTCAAATTGAACTCAATGCCGCGTTTCTTTGCTATGCATTTGTGCATAGTGTATTTGTGTTTGACTGGGTCTCTCATAAAACTAGTATAGCAGATTCATCATTTCAGGTCTGTTGTGTTTTTACAACATTTGCCCAAACCCCAGTGTTTAATTAACACTAAATACTAGATGATGAACAATGAATTTGACCACGTAGGCAACAAAAAGAGTTACTTAGATGACTCAGATCCTGAACATAATCCGGACCAATACCGTGAAGACCGCGGCGGCTTAGTTACCAAAGATAACGGTATTGCTGATCGCTTGTTAAAAAACGACCGGTTATACAACGCCATGAAAGGCGATTGGAAGCGCAGTGATTTTAACAAGAGCAAAAACATACGTGTAACAACTGGTCGTGAAGACGGCAAGTTTTACATTCAACGTGAACAGTTCAACGTAGAATACATACGTGAACAATGCCAAGAATATCGTAAACGTGCAGAAGCAGGTTACATGGATCCCTTAGCACCAGTAATGCCAGATGGCAAGTTGGGCTACAAATGGATTGAACTACCTGAAATTATTGCACAGGATATTGGCAACAAGTATTTTGGTGGACTTAGTTGGCACACAATCAAACGTGATAGAACACTAAAGGCACAGTTCTATCGTGTGGTGCAACAGGAATACAATGACTTTGTCTGCTATCCGCATGGCAAGTTACCAATACCAATAGAAGTGCCATATCCCGCAGCAGTGGGCCAAAAGGCCTTCTTTGCGGGTGCAAATTTTGCAGGAACACAATAATGTCAACACAAATAGCCAACGCTGATGCACTAGTTGCTTACGTAGAACAGTTTACAGGATCAAGCAATGATGCAGAGATACGCCAATGTATCTACCTAGCAGAACTTTCAATGCGTAACATTGAACTGCCAGCATTGAGAACCAATCCTTATCAAGTAATAGGAACTGCAAACGCAGATGGTCAAATTCCAATTCCTGCTGACATGGTCAAACCCATTATTTTCTTTAACCAAGGCAACCCAGGTAGCACACCCGGATCAGGTCCATGGATTGTTTATGATCGCATTGGCGACAGAGATATTATCACAGAAGAACTAATACAAAATCAATACCTAACTCCAGTTAACATTCCTGCTGTGTTTCGCGGCAAGTTTGGTGAAGTAGGACAATACTATGAATTCCTACCAGCATTGGGTGCTGGACAACAGATCAACATGTATTACTATCAGACATGGCCCCTGTTGTATAGTAGCACAGTTTTAAATCAGATAATCAGCGCAACTGGCACAGTTGCCACAGTTACAGGTAGTGGCCCATGGACTGCTGTCATTACAGGCATGTCAACAACTGTTGGTCTTAATATTGGTGACAGTGTCACCGTCACAGCTGGTTCAGGCACATTGGGCAGTAATGAGGCTGGTGTTATCTCTAGCATTGATAGTTTGACAGGTATGACAGTAGTTGTTACAGGTGGAACTATACCCACAACTGGCACAATAACAAACATTACATTATACACACAACAAGTTCAGACAAATGCAGTATTGCAATCATGGCCAGAAGGATATGTCTATGGCACATTGCGTGAATACTATTTAAAACGCAAGATGGCCGAAGATGCCAACTACTGGGCAGGCAAATTCCAAATAGCATGGGATACAGTAGAAGACCAAAACAACAAAGGTAAATGGAGCGGTGGACATAATAGACTGACTAGTATTTTCCAACCACGTCGCGATAGACGTTACACTGCACGATAAGGAACAAATAAAATGACAGGATTATACGGAAATGTTAACGTAGGTAACACAGTTGGCCTATATCAACAAAACACAGGAACCAGTCAGGTCCTTACCAGCGCACAATCATTATTGAGCCTGTTAAGCAACGCCAGCACAGTTGGTTTTAGTTTAACCAGTGCCAACACACAGGTGCAAGGCACAGTATTGCCCAGTGGCGTCACTGCTGGCACATATGGTAGTGGTAGTCAAATTCCAGTTATTACTGTGGGTTCAGATGGTCGTGTTACAAGTATTAGTATAGATACCAATACTGGAGGCACATACGGAAATGCCAATGTAGCGGCTTACTTGGCTGGAACAGTTACAATTGGTAATTTGACTGTGGTTTCGGGCGTGTATTGGGCCAATGGACAACCATATAGTAGTGGCGGTAGTGGCACAATTTATGGCAATGCCAACGTTGTATCTTTATTGGGTAACTTTGGTAGCAACAGTATCAGCACAACTGGTAATGTCACTGCCGGCAATGTATTGAGCAACAATTATCTATATGCCAATGGTGTCAGCATATTAACTGGCGTTACTGGCAATTACAGCAACACCAATGTTGCTGCTTATTTGACAACTGCTACAATTAACACAACTGGTAACATTACTGGTGCTAACTTAACAACTGCCGGTAATTTAACTGCTGCTTATGTAAAAGGCAATGGATCACTGTTAACTGCATTAACTGGCGCTTCTGCAGGTGTATATGGTAGTGATATTTTAATTCCAAGTATCAACGTTGATGCCTCGGGACGTATAATATCAATTACTACTAATGCTGTTAGTGGTGGCGGTAGTTATGGTAACGCCAACGTTGGTTTATATCTAGCCAGCAATTCTGCATTAACTATTAGCACAACTGCCAACATTACCACAACGGCCAATGTTATAAGTCCCAATTACTTGTATCCTAATGGAGTTAGTATTTTAACTGGCATTGGTGGATCAACGTATTCAAACACAAACGTAGCTGCATATCTAACTACAGCAACTATTAATACAACTGGTAACATTACTGGTGCTAACTTAACAACTGCTGGTAACTTAACAGCCAGTTATGTCAAAGGTGATGGTAGTTTATTAATTAACTTACCTGTTCAAGCAGGAACTTATAGCAATACAAACGTAGCGGCGTATTTGCCAACATATAATAGCACAATTGGCACTGCGACTGGCACAGTCACCATTGGTGGTAATTTAACTACAACAAGTAAAACTACTACTGGCAACTTAGTAACCAGTGCAGGATTATATTGGGCCAATGGTGTAAACTATAGTTCAACAGTTGCTGGCACTTATAGTAATACTAACGTAACAGCATACTTGTCAGGCACGGTATCAGTTGGTAACATTGCATCAACAAATGGCTACTTCTGGGCCAATGGCACAGCATATAGCACAGGTGGTGTGACACAAATTGTTGCAGGAACTAACTTAAACATCAGTCCTGCAGGTGGCACAGGGGTTGTAACTATCAACGCCAACACACAAGCAGGAACATACAGCAATGCCAACGTGGCCAGTTATTTGCCAACTTACAGTGGTAATATTGGCAGTGGCAGTGCGCAGATCATTGGCAGCCAAAATTATATTCCTAACTTATATAATGTTAGTAATATTCGAGGACCAGTAACTTTTGGTTCAGGTAATATATGGATTGACACCTATGGTTATACTGGACTTAATATTTCAAACACACAAATTGTTTCTTTAAATGTTCCATTAAAAGTTCGTGGTGGGTTTAGTTTTACAGTCGAAGATGGCGGACAAATAGCCAGTGGTGGCAACATTACAGCCAATGCAGGCGCATATTTTATAGGTGATGGTAGTAAATTAACCAATATATCAGCAGCCCAAACTTATGGCAACGCCAACGTGGCTGCTTATCTTCCAACTTACTCAGGCAACCTTGGTGGCACATTAACTACTACCACACAACCTTACATATCAAATATTGCTGGTGCCGCAGCTACAACCACTATTGGTTATAAAGCCTCTATTGCTGCTGGTGCTGGTTCAACGGTTCTAGGCAGTGCCAATGGCATATATTTAAATGCAGCAATTGCATCCGATGGCACCGTTGGATCTCAAGCATTTTTAAATACAACTAACCAATTTGTAACAACTGCTCAAATTACTGGTAACATCTCATCAACCAATGGTTATTTCTGGGGCAATGGCACAGCATATAGCACAATCAATAATGGTGTTACTGCTATTGTTGCCGGCACAGGTATTACTGCTAATGCCGCAACTGGTGTAGTTTCAATTAGTGCAACAGGCGGTGGCGGATCGTTCTCTGGTAACTTATCTGGTAACGTATTATATGATACTGTAAATGAACGCATTTTAATGCAGGCTGCAACTACAACTGCCAATATCGGTGGTCCTGTTTTCCCAAGCGGCACATTCTTATCTACAAACTTCTTTGCACCCAATGCATTAAGTTTCTATGGTAACGGTGTTGTTAGTCCTGCAACAGGTTCGGGTGTTGGAACTTATGTAGCCAGCGCAAACTTGACCATTGGCACACGCAACGGCACCAATTGGAGTCCTACATCACAATACAATTTGTCACAAATGTATCCTGACCCAGGTGCTGCTAGTATGAGTAATGCTGATAGAGTCCGCGGTGTTAATAATGTCATGGAACTGTATCCTAGTGGTAAAAATTGGGGCACAGTATATACTCCAAGTGCGGCCAATGCCAGCACTGCTGCCAACTTGACCACAGTAGTGGCCATGAATGGTTTATTAAGCACAGTGGGCACAGGTTATGTGAGTCATGCTATTGCAGTTGCGGCCACAAATCAACTCAATCCCGTAGGTGGTAGTGCCAACATATTCATGCAAACTGGTAGTTATGCCAGTATAGGTTGGAACAGTGCTACTGCTGTAACTGCTGGGCGTTTGGCCAGCAATATTGGCTATGCACGATTGTTTGGTGGTGTTATCAATGGTGGATCACAACAAGCCAACTTGACAATTACCAATGCAGTTGGTTTACATATCACAAATTCTTGGGCACCTGGCGGTGTTGGTGGGGTTGACACTATCACAAACCGTTATGCTGTATTGAACGAAGATGCTGGCACTAAGATACAAACTAATGGTAATTTGGTAGTTACTGGTAACACACAAATCCAAGGCCTACAGGAAACTGTAAGTGCAACAGGATTCACTGGAGGTGCTTGGACAGTCAACGCAGCCAATGGCACAATACAAACAGCCACATTGACCAGCAGCATTAGTAGTTTATCATTTACAAACTTGCCACCTGGTGGAACTGTAACATTGATTATTACACAAGGTGGATCAGGCAGTTATACATTGACCACAACTGGTATCAAATATGCCGGCGGAAGCAGCACATTGTCGACCGCAGTTGGTGCTATAGATATGTTGAACATCTTATATGATGGAACTAACTATTACGGCAGTTTGGTTAAAGGATATGCATAATGTTTGGAGCAGCACGTCAAGCATGGTATGATGCCAATCCCGCAGGTGGTTATAGTGCCAGTTACTTAATTGTAGCTGGTGGCGGTGGCGCCAGTGCGTCAGATGGTGGCGGTGGCGGTGCAGGTGGCTTGTTGTCAGGCACTACAATCTTGACTTTAGGCACCACATATAATTTTACCATAGGCGCAGGCGGCAGCGGAACAAGTAATAATACTAATCAAGGCGGCTCTGGCTCTAATTCAACAGCTTTTGGTTTAACTGCCATTGGTGGCGGTGGCGGCGGTGGCGCTGGTGGCACCAATGGCAATGGATTGTCAGGCGGCTCTGGTGGCGGCGGAGGCTCAGGTGGTGATTTAGTAACTCACACAGGTGGAGCAGGCACAAGTGGCCAAGGCTCGGCAGGTGGTAGTGGATTACCTAACCCAACAGGAAATTCAACACCACCATATTTGTATGCCGCAGGCGGCGGTGGAGGTGCAGGTGGTGCTGGATTTGATGCAAACGTAACTTATGCAGGTGCAGGTGGTGTTGGTGTTCAAAGTAGCATTACAGGAACTGCAACTTATTATGCAGGTGGCGGTGGCGGCGCAATTTTTAGCACAGGTAATTCAGGCACTGGCGGACTTGGCGGTGGCGGTGCTGGTGGAGCTGCTGGTGCTGGTGGCAATGGAACAGATGGCCTAGGCGGAGGCGGTGGCGGTGGCGCTGGTGGCGGAGTTTCTGGAGGCAACGGCGGATCAGGTGTTATCATATTAAGTGTGCCAACTGCCAACTACACAGGAACTGTAACTGGATCACCTACGGTTACTACAAGTGGTTCAAACACAATTATTAAATTTACTGCTACTACAGGTAGTTACACTGCATAAGGAACAAACAAATGCCAATGAAAAATGTTAGAACGCCTTTTACAAACATGAGTTTCACACCTGATGTTCCTAGTAGTGCATTGTCGCCCACAGAATATAATTCAGGACAAAACGTTGAAACTGATGTTCGCAGTATTAAGAGCGTCTTAGGCGATGAATATATCCTAAGTCAAATTACCGGTAGACCCATATTTGTCACAAGTGGATTTAGAGCCAACAATGTGTTTTGGTTCGTTGTGGCCACAAGCACCGGAACATGGTATGCTATTAATGATGCTGGCATTACAAACATATCAACAGGTGCAATAGGGTATACCAGCGCAGGTTATACCGACTATACCAGCATTACTGCTACATGGAACGGAACTGTGTTGTTTATTAATGACACAATTAATCCTCCTATGTATTTGTTGGATAGTGTAAACACTTTGCGTTTATACGATAATGCACCCGATAACTATGTTTGGAATTATAGCGTTACTGTGCCCACAAGTGGACCACAGTCGGGCAATACTATTCCCTTGTATAGCAGTCTAACTGCTGGCTTTGTTAGATTATACAACAGTCCCAACGTGGGATCATTATTGTTTGCTGGTAATTTATCGGGAGTTATTGCACCTAACGTAACAGCATATACGCCGGGCACTATTCAAAACTTACCCACTACTGTGCAATGGAGTCAGAACTTTGGACTTAATGCAGGCCCTACAACTTGGGCACCAACATTAACCAACGTGGCCAACCAGGTGGACATTCCTGTGCGTGGACCTGTTATAGATGGTTTTCCACTAAATGGCAACTTCTATGTCTGCAGTTATTGGGACACCGTTGTGTTTAGCCCAATTGCATATCAATCATCAACTGCACCATTGTTTGGTATTAAACTGTTAAATCAAGGTCGCGGCTTGTTAAATGAAAACTGTTGGACCAACGTGGACAACGTTGTATACGGTATGGATGCACGTGATGTATGGCAATTTGATGGTGGTAAGTTTACACCTATCGGTAACCAACGTGTTAAAGACTATCTATATGCCAATTTGAATCCCAACTACACTGGCCAGATATTCATGGACAACAACAGTAGTAAGTATCAAATGGAAATTTACTATCCTGATTTAAACTCAACTGGTCATTGCAACAAAATGATCAGTTATAGATATGACTTGGACGTTTGGAATGCTCCACGTGATGTCAACAACGCCACAATGTCAACTGAAAGTCCTGTGTGGACAGGCAACGTTGCCAACTTGGCCACAAGAACAATTGTCTACACAAGTTTTGATGCCAACACAAGAATGATACAAAAAGACATTGGCACCAGTTTTGTTAACAACGCACCCATAAGCAGTTCATTCCAACGCAACAACATCAGTTATGGACAAAACTTTGCTGACCATGTGTTAGTGCATCGTGTGCTACCCGAAGTATATGGAACAGGCAATGTCAGTTATGCCATAGGTGGCAGCATGAATACCAATACTGCACCCGTATTCCAGCCAACAGTTAATGTTGCCATTGGCACAGATTATCCCTGGGCACAGATTGATCAAAACGAACAACGCATGGTAAGTTTAAATGTTACAAGTAACAGCGCAGTTAACAGTTGGCAATTAAGTGCCATGAATTGGCAAGTAACAGTTGTGGAGACTGATCGCTAATGAGCACATTTGCATTATCAGTTGGTGATACACAAGAAGACATTGTTGGTGCATTAAATTATGCATTAAGTAATTTGGGCAGCACGGTCAGCGGTAATATTACCTATTCAGGTAATATCTTAGTGGCCAATACCACTACAGGTGTTATCAGTAGTGTAACCAGCACAGGAACAACACAGGTTCCTGTTATCAGTTATTTGTATGGCTATGTCAACGTCAAATATGCCAACAGTGCCAGTGGATCTTCAGGGTTTACCAGCAACAGTGCTTATGCAAATTACTATGGTGTGCATAATACCACAGATGGCAGTATCAGCAGTAATCCCACAGATTACAATTGGACACAGGTTGCAGGTGGCTTTGGTGCCACTAAGCAATTGTATTACACAACTGGTGGCGGTAATACCGTTAACTTTAACGTCAGCACTGGCGTTCCTAGCATTTACTACACACCGGTATTAGACAACACACCAATACAGTTGGCCATTATAGGTAATAGTGCAGTTGTTGCCAATAGCATACAACCACGTGTTATTACCAATGTGCAAATAGCCGGTAACACCATACAAGGGCAAAATATTCAGTTGGGCACTATTACTGCTAATCTATTAGCAGCCAACAGTATTTTTGTCAGTCAAAGTTTACAAAGCACTAATGCAACATTTAACAGTCCAACTAGTGCAGGATTTTGGTTAAATGCCACTAATGGCAGTGCCCGCTTTGGTAGTAGTATCAATGTTGGTGACAGTTTAACTGTTGGTAATAATGCTTCAATTGGTGGAAATTTAAATGTATCTGGATTAATAACCACAGGCGGGTTAAATTCCAATACTGTATCAACTACTACCATAGTTAATCAAGCAGTCAGTATTGGTAATGCCGCAACATCAACAACTGCTATAACTATCTCCAATCCCACTGCCAATACACCTAGATATTACACTTATGCCAATGTCACAATAAATTTAGCCAGCACTGCGGGAATATCAAATTACATTAGTGGTGTATTAGCCACTGATCAGACTGTTGATGTTTCTTATGGAACTAGTAGTTTTGTATTGACATTTTATCTGTATAGAAATAGTCCAGGCTCAAATACAGTTTTATTAGCACAAACATTTAGATATGAAGCCACTTTAACGCAATCAAGATGGAATAATATTGTGCCATTTAGTTATTTAGATACCGGATTAAGTGCAGGGGTAGACTATACATATAGTCTGCTTTGGGCAACTAGCACCGGAGGGTTGTCTATGCCAACAGCAATTTTAAAGAGTGGCACGTTAGTTTGCCAAATATTAAAACGATGATATATTCAACATACGACCCCTCAACTGGACAAATCATATCTACTGTATCGGATATGTCAACCGCCGTGCCTGATAATGCTGTATTGGGCGCATACAATGATCTTGAACATTATATTGATATTGTTAATAAGACTGTGATCAACAAACCTGAAATTCCAGGTGATGATTACCATTGGGATTTTAATAGCAAGACATGGACGTTAGATTCAGCGTCAGCTACACAAACAGCACGTCAACAAAGAAATATATTATTAAGTTTTGTTGATAGAGTAAATCCCATATGGTATAACAGTTTAACAGACAGTCAAAAACAGGAAATTGCCGATTATAGAACTGCACTATTAAACGTGCCCCAACAGTCAGAATTCCCTGCAACAATTGAGTGGCCCACAAGACCCACTTGGTTATAAACATTAAATAAGTATATGGCATTAACAGCACAACAACAAACATTAGTAGACAAAGCCAAAAAAGGCGGAGTAGTAACCACTGCCCAAATAACTGCTGTAGGGTTAACTCCTACAACATTTAACCAAGCAGTAAAAGGCACTTATACTGGACCTACAACTACACCAACTCCTGTAGTAGCGCCAGTTGCACCGACACCAGTTGCACCAACTCCTGCGGCACCTACAACAGCACAATTACAGGCTACTGCAAATGCTGCCTATAACACATTTTTAAATAATCAGACACAGGCTAATTTAGATGCTTGGGCTGCAGCTGCGAAAACTGCAGGACAAGATGTTACTGCTAATGTGGCTAATTATCAACAAGCAATAACTAAGGCAGCACAAACACAAGCACAACAGGCAGCACAAGCGGCTGCACAACCTGTGGCACCGACACCAGTTGCACCAGTTGCACCAACACAAACTGCCGCAGAAATCGCTGCACAAGCAACTGCCGCAGCAGCTGCAAAAGCTGATGCTGATAAGGCTGCACAAGCACAAGCACTGGCAGCTCAACAAGCCGCGGCACAACAGGCACAGGCATTGGCATTGGCACAACAAGAAGCTGAAAAACAAGCGCAAGCAACCGCATTTGCAGAACAACAAAGAATTGCACAAGAACAACAAGCAGCCGCACAAGCCGCCGCAGATGCACAACACGCCGCAGAGTTAAAAGCACAACAAGATGCACAAGCCAAGGCAGCGGCAGATTTCGCCGCACAACAAGGTGCAATTGATGCCGCAAATAATGCACGGATACAAGCCGCAACAGATAAGTCAGCAATGTTAACCATTGCACAAAATGCTGCCGGAGTTCCTGGTGGTAAAGACTTATTGGGCAATTACTCAACACCACAAGAGGCATTGACTAATGCACAGACAGCATACGCTGCCGCACAAAAGGCCTATGATAGTTATACTGGCAGTGATGTAAATCAACGAGCACAACTGGCTGCAAATTTAAACAACGCCGCACAACTCAACAGTTTTTTAACTCGAGACCTTGCTACAAATTATGCACAGGCAAATCAAAATTTACCAGCAGTAAATCAACAATACACACAGGCAACACAGACATTACAACAAGCACAAAATGCTGTAACTGCTCAACAGGAACAGGCATCAGTTGCCAAATCTGTTGCTGATAGAGCTGCAATGGATAAACCATTTGGTGACATCAATTGGGGCGCAGTTGGTGCTGCTGCGTTGTTGGCCGTGGGCATTGCTGATCCCAGTTTATTGGGCCTAGCCGATGCAGGAGCATTGACTCCAGAAGCATTGACCACTGCTGGTGTTGCGCCTGAAGCCACTGCTGAAGCCATTGCCACTGGAATTGAAGGTGGCACTATTCCAGCCGAAGCCGCACCAGAAATTGCCAGCACAGTAGCCGAAGCCTCACCAGTTGCACCAGAATCAATAGCAACAGAAACACTAACGCCACCAGTTGAGGCTGGACCGGTTGCACCAGAGGTTCCTGTGTCATCAACAGTTCCTCCTGGACAACCTATAACAGAATTAAACGCACAACAAACTGCTGAATTAATGAAAAACGTTGATCCCAATATGGTCAACAGTTTACAACCAGTTGAACCTGTTCCTACAGAAACACCATATCGTGTTGATGTAAGTGGTGCTGCAGGAACTGCCGAAGCACCTGGTTATGCAGTTACAGAATCAATGACTCCTGGTAGTCAATTGGCAACACAGGCTGAAATTGATGCAGGTGCTGCCACATGGAATCCAGCTGCCAATGCTTGGGAGGTTACTGCTGCCGCACCTACTGCATTAAGCCCTGTAGTTCCAGGAGTAGAATCACTAGGCGCAACAGGCGCAGGTGGTAGCGTATATGGTGCAGGTGGTGCATTAAATGTGCCCGAAGTAGTAGTTGGTGCCGGTGGTGGTGCAAGTGCTATTTCTCCAGCAGTATTAGCTGCGGGCGGCGTTGCAGCAGCAGGACTTGGCGGCGGAGGCGCAGGTGGCGCTGCCGGTGGTGGAGGCGGAACTGCTGCCCCTACTACAACACCAGTTGAACCAGTAGCAACAACTCCTGTTACTACAACACCAACAGTTGAACCA